CCAGAACTGTCCCGACGTAACGGCTGGCGACGGAGGCCAGTGCGCCAACAAGGCTGGCGATTGATGCCGCCTGAAGGGGCTGCATCCCGATCAGATCGCTCACTTCTGCGAGGCAAGGACCTCTACGAGGGCAGCGCGATGGTTGTTCGCTCAGCAACGCTAAAAGCGAACGAATGAAGAACGCACTCTATTCAGGCCGCTCGGCGTGCGCCCCGGCCGACATTGAGCGCCCGTCGTCCGGGCGGGATGGCGGAGGCACGATCCCACAGGAAGTCGCCCGAGAAGGCGATGTGCTCCCATCCCACCGGCGAGGTATGGGCAACGAGGTCGTCAGGTGCGCTCTCACCGATGGCGCGCAGGTGGGCCACGGCATCAGCCATGTAGGTCGAGTTCCACCACACGATGGCGGCGATCACCAGATTCAACCCCGACGCGCGGTATTGCTGAGCCTCGTGGGTGCGGTCCGCGATGCGGCCCTGGCGAAACGTGCAGATCGCCCCCGTCAACGCGTGTCGTTGCTCGCCCTTGTTCAGCCCCGCCTGGCAGCGCCGGCGAAGGTCCGGGTTCTCCAGCCAGTCCAGCATGAACAGGGTCCGCTCCACCTTGCCCACCTCCTGCAGGGCGAGATGGAGTTGGTTCTGCCGCTCATAGGCGGCGAGCTTCTTCAGCACGGTCGAGGGCGCCACGTGGCCGGAATGGACGGATGCCACCAAGCGGATGATGTCGGTCCAGTGCTCCCGGACGATGTCGGTCCTGACCCGCTTGCCCAGAAGCGGCATCAGGACCGGGTAGGTTGACGCCGCGGCGATCGACACAAGGCGTCGGTCAGGGAAGTCCCGAAGTCGCGGGCAGAACCGGAAGCCCAGCATGGTGCAGAGGGCGAACACGTGGTCGGTGGCGCCGCCCGTGTCGGTGTAGTGCTCGGCGATCGGCAGGGCCGAGCCGTGGTGGAGCAGGCCATCCAGCACGTAGGGCGCCTCGTGCATCGCCGCGGAGATCACGCGCACGTGGTAGGGCCCGTGCTGGTCGGAGACGTGGGTGTAGAAGCTGAAGCCCGGGTCGACACCGTACCGGGCGTTCACCTCGCCGGCCACGTCACCTCGCTTGCCCGAGCGGAAAAACTGTCCATCGGAGCTGGACGTGGTGCCGTCGCCCCAAACGGCGGCGATCGGCAGCGCATGGTGCGCGTCGATGATCCGGGCGAGGGCGGCCTTGTAGGTATCGTCGCGAAGGTAGGCGTCGGCCGTCCACACCAGCTGGTCACGGGTGACGCCCTGGCTGGCCTCGGCCATGCGAGCGAGGCCCAGGTTGGTGGCATTGGCGAGGATGGCGGCCAGCAACGCATTCTCGTTCGGGCAGGGCTCGCCGGTCCGAAGATTGGTGAAGGCGGACAGGAAGCCGGTGCCCCGCGCCACCTCATACAAGAGGTCGGTCACCCGGATGCGCGGCATCAGCGCGTCGAGTCTGTCCGCGAGCGCATCGGCCTCAGGCGGGGTCGCCGTCCGGATCGGACTGATGTGCAGTCGGCCGTCACGCAGTTCCACCCCTTCCAGGCGCCCCCGCTGGAGACGGTTCGAGAAGCGCCTCAGCCGCCAATCCAACTCGCGCTCGCGCACGTCGAGCCAGGCGTCGGCCGTGGCCGGCAGGTTCAGGCCGCAGGCGATCGGCTCCGCCTCCTTCGACGACACCATATAGCTGTCGAAATGGCGATATCCGGATGAGCGCTCGACCCACACGTCGCCGGAGCGGAGCTTATTGCGCAGGTGGGCCAGGACCGCGGTCTCGTACATCTTCCGGTCGACCCGGCCCTCGGCATCCGCCACGAGGCCGCGCCATTCCTTCTTGAAGGGCATAGGCGCGTCGCCCGGCATCTCGCGTCGTCGGCCGGCGTACATGTCGCGCATGAGGATGACGGCGGCGACCGTCTTGTCGCCGGTCCGCGCCGCCTTGAACTCGATTGCCTCCAGGAGTGCGGGCAGGAACTTGCGGAAGCTCGCATGCCGGTCGGCTGCCCGGACGAGCGGGTCGGTCACGGCCGCGTCGGCGATCTCGGTCAGCTGTTCCCGGACCTGCAAGAGCTTGGCCCAGCCGACGGCCTCGTCCAGGGCCTTCATCGGATCGCGTTTGGCCTTTGTCGCCTCGCTCAGGGCATCGATCGTGCCCCGGAACATCAGCATGAGGCGGCCGACGTCGCGCGCGGAGGTCGAGAAGCTGCGAGCCTGCGCGTTCTTTCCTCGGGTGAACGCCTGACCGATCAGCCGGTCGGCCATCGCGAGCGCGGCATCGATCAGGCGCGCTTCCAGTTCGATCAGCAGCGCCACGACGGTCGCACGGCGGCGGGCGGCTGTGTAGCGCTCGATCAGGTAGGTGGGTGACAGCCTTCCCTCGCGCGCCAGCCCGCGCAATCTGTCGGGATGGACCGACGTCTCCGCACCAGGCGGTATGCCGATCTCACGCACGACAGCCAGCTTGGCCAGGATCGCCCGCACGTTGTCGGGCTTGGGCGCGGTCGGGATGCTCCGCAGCCCGGTGAGACGTGTCGACTCCGTCGTAGGGTCGATCGCGACGAGGCCGTCAAGGTTCGCGATCTGGTCCGGGTCGAGGCCGGCGAGCAGGGCTTCATAGCTTCGCTTGCGGGCCCTCGCGCGCCCGGCGATGCCGGCGCGCTCGATCGTCGACGGGGATGGCAGGACGATCGCCGCACCTCGCAGTGCGCCGATGATGGCCATGACGATCACCTCGCCCTTGTCCGTGGCCCATGCCGCGGTTGCCGCGGCGTCGATCATGAGCACCAGATCGGCCCGCGTAGCTGGGCGCAGCCCGAGAGCCGCGGCGACGTCACCGGCGTGGTCCGTCATGGTCTGCTCGCGGGCGGCGTAGCCGTCGAACCCCGATGCGGGCAGCTCCAGCTGCTCGGCGATGAAGTCGACGAGGGGCGTCAGGTCGATGCCTGGCTGGGCGAGCATCTGGCTGAGCATCAGTCCGGGGTGGCGCATGACGGCGAGATGGACCGCAAAGCCAAGCCGGTTGCGGTCTTCACGCCGTCGTTGGATCAAGGCCAGGTCACCTGGCTCGAAGCTGTAGCACCGGGCCAAGGCGTCGCGTCCGACCGGGATGCCGAAAAGCTTGGCGCGCTCGTCGGCGTTCAGGAGGTCACGTCGTCCCATCATCGTCCCTCGATCGTCCACAGAAGGTCGGGACTGATCATGGACAGTAAGGCGTAAAGGGACGTAGTTTGTGGACGGGTTCGAGGGCCTTCTCACGTGTCCGGCGGCTCCGTCCAGAGAACGACCGTTTGGGAGACGGCACAGCCATGGGGGACGTGCTCGGCTACGCCCGCGTCAGCACCGGCGATCAGGATGTCACCGGCCAGACGATGCGGCTCGAGCAGGCCGGCGCCATCCGGGTGTTCACCGACGTGCGCTCGGGCAAATCGATGGACCGCCCGGGCTTGGCCGGGCTCCTGGCCTACTCCCGCAACGGCGACACCCTGGCCGTCGTGCGCCTCGACCGACTGGGCCGCTCCCTCGCGGAGCTTCTCTCCACTGTCGAGCAGCTGAAGGGCCGCGGGGTGGCGCTTCTCAGCCTGGAGGAGAAGATCGACACCTCCTCGGCGGCGGGCGAACTCGTCTTCCACGTCTTCGGCGCCATCGCCCACTTCGAGCGGCGGCTGATCGCCGAGCGCACCAAAGACGGGATCGCGGCGGCGCGGGCGCGCGGCAAGGTCCCGGGTCGCCAGCCCGTCGACGCCGACAAGGTTCAGGCCGCGCTGAAGCTGGTCCAGGCCGGCCTCTCGCCCACTAAAGCGGCCAGCCAACTCGGGCTTGGCCGATCGACGGTGTACCGCGAGGTCGCCGCCTCCGGCATCAGCCGGAGCGCATAGCGGACGTCGCCAATATGGCGGAAGGTGGAAGCCGAGATTGGCGACGCGGTCAGGTCCGCCGGGCTCTCGGCCGGTGTGGGGTCACAGCGCCTCGCGGACCATCTCCTCACTCTTGAGCCAGAGCGCCTCCGCACGTTCAGGAGCCAATGCGTAGCTGCGGACGCCGAAGGACAGGGTTGGATCGTCGACCACGTCGGCGACGTGACAGTCCTCGCAGTAGCGCGCACCGACCTCGTCGGCGGGAGCGACGAAGCCCGCCCAGAGCGGCGTGGCTGCGCCCTGCGCGACCGTCTTCCACGTGAAGGCGGACGCGGCCGAGGGCTGGGCTTCGATCAGCTTGCGGGTCGTTTCGGTCAGGACCGCGCCCGGGTGGACCGCCGTGGCTCGGATGGTCCGGGCTTTGTGGCGCCGGTCGAACTCGACGGCGAAGAGGATGGTCGCCGTCTTGGACCGGCGGTAGGCCGTGAGCGGGTCGTAGGGCGTCTGCTCAAAGTTCGGATCGTTCAGATCAACATCAGCGCCGCGATGGCCGGCCGAGGAGACCATGACGAGCCGGCCGCCGGGTTTGAACAGGCTGGCGATGCGGTTCACCAGGACGAAGTGGCCGAGGTGGTTGGTCCCGAACTGCGTCTCGAACCCGTCTGCGGTCACCCCTTTGGGGTCGCCATCACGCCGGCGTTAGCGATGACGACGTCGAACCGCTCACCCATCCCCAGCAAAGCGTCGGCGCAGGCCCGTACGCTCGCCAGGGACGCGAGATCGAGCTCGACGAGCTCAAGGCCACCTCTTGATGATGCGTCCGCGCCGACTTGTGCCGTTGCGGCTCGCGCCTTGCCAAGATCGCGCGCGGCGCCGACGACCCAAGCCCCGTGGGCGGCGAGGACGCGAGCGCTCTCCAGCCCGATCCCAGCCGAAACGCCGGTCACCAAAATCCGGAAGCCGGTGAGATCGACGCCTTGCAAAACCGCGTCTGCGGTGGACGGCGCTCCGAATATGCTGGCCATCATTCTCCTCCAGGTATCACGCGGGACCTTCTCGCCAGCTCTGGCTGCGTCCAGTCCTCGCATATCCTCTGAGGGTCAAGACGGCCGCAAGGGCCGCTCCGACTAACGGACGTTCGGTACTCACCAGCCTCTCAGCCGGCGTTCACGGTTCAGTCCGCCTTAGCGTTGCTCAGCGCGCACTGGTCGCGCTGCCCTCTACAGCGCTGCCAACCTCGCGGCGCTCTGCCAGCGGTGCCACATCCTGCACGATGGCAAAGAGCACCGCCGACGCCGGTGGTACACGATCCGAGCCCGGCGGGCGCTGGGGGATCTGTTCGATGGGCCGTACTGGCAGGTATGATCGTGGATCAACCGCGTGTTATCAGTCGGGGGAAACGCGGAGTCCCCGAAGTGGCGAAATACGATCCCATCGTAGAAGAATTAGAGCGGGAGCTGCTCAACATCGGGGCGCTCTGGCAACCCGTCGGCATGCGTCAGGTTCGCGTGACGCAACATCCTCCCGGCGGCGCGGCGATCGACATCACGCAACAGTACGCGGACGGGCTCAGGAAGGCCGCAGACGCTCTCACGAAGGCGGTGGCGGCTCTCAAGCTGCCCGGATAAAGACACGTACCCGAATCGATCGGGCCGTTCGGGGGAGGCCAGTACGGACGCGACCTCCCCCGCCTACCGCCACAGAGGTCCGAACGGCGGACACCACTTTCATGGGCGTTCAAGGTTGATGGATAGTTGACAATCGGTTCTGTCAGTCCGCTTCGATCTGACCTCCGCGCGGGGTCACGTGCCGGCGCAATTCGTCCCGAGCGTCGGCATTCTCGACCGTGCCGTGCCAGCACCGCTGTGCGCCGTTCCACGTCAGGTTCCAGGTTTCGCGTAACGTGTTGCGGAACTTGCTCGGCGGCTTGTCGGCGAAGCGCACCGTGACGGCGATCTGATTGGTTCTCCCCTTCTGCATGTGCCGCGCCAAGGCTTGATCGGCCTCGTCCGTCAGCGGACGCAACACTGCCCAGGCGCGTACCCGATCGGACTCGTGCACCCACACCTTCACTTCGATCAACCCGGCAGCGCGACGTCGCGCGCGATGTTCACGCACGCGGTGGGCATTGTCCCCGGATAGCGCGTCTCGCCCTGGTTTTTCCATGCCGATCTCGCACGCTGCGTAAGGCCGTTAGGCCTAATGCATATTGCGTCTGCACGTCCGTCCCTTCGCTTCGCTCGGAGGAGTGCCGAACCCGGCTCCGCCGGTCGCTGCGAAGCTTCAATCGCGTCTGCACGTTTCTTGACCGTGAAGCACGTCCACGGTCACAGAGCCGCATCGCGCAGGCAAGCTGCCCCTGATGCAGTTGGCCCGGCTCGGCACGGTGCCGCAGCTCGGCATCCATTTGGGCGTGGCCCGCGTTGTCGGCCCGATCTCATCAGACCCGGATCGCCAATGAGAACCCTCACCTTCGCACTGGCATTCGTGCGCAACACCGTCGGCCGTCGCTCTGTTCGAGCCATGGTGGACAGCTTCAACCGAAGCACTATCGGGGCTGAGTAACCCGACGGCAGGATCGCCACCAGCGAGTCCCGGAGCGACGGCGTGGGGCCTTCCTGATCACGTCGAGCATCGATCGCCCCTCCCCTTCTCGGCTTCCTTTTTCTCAGAGAGCCACTGCTTTTCAGGACTTCTGTAGAGTCGTGTATTTGTGGGGTTCAGGGATTTAGACCCACCCCCTTGATCGCGGGGCGGGATCAATCGCTTACCTCGCATGCGGATCCAGGTCCGCCATTCCGGCGAGATGATCTTCACGGTGTTCGGGGCGTTGCGCCAACACGTGATGCGCCATTCCTCGCTGGTCAGCAGCCCGAGTGCTTGGGCCTGCCGAATAGCCGTCCGGACGGTCGCCTTGCACACGCCGGCGAGCCCCGCGATGGCGCCGATCGTCAACATGGACTGCCCACGCTTCGCGACCTCGGCCGCCACGACGGCCAACACCCCGCACTCGGCCATGGTGAACCGCGCGGCGAGCTGCGGCGGAAGCCAGCCGCTTGACGTCCAGCGCCGGCGACGTTCCGTGCTCTCCGGGCTTCGTGGGCGGCTCCCAACCCGCCGACGCTCTGGTAGTGCCGCCGGGATCGCTTTGCGGGCCGCTATGGCCTCGGCCAGCGCCTGAGCGTCGGTTTCCGACACGGCTCCGGCCGCGAAGCCCTTCCACACGGCTGCCGATAAATCGGCAAGCCGCCCCCGTGGCGTGGTGCTGAGCACCCGCCGGATCTCTTCCGCGAACATATCCCCTGCCCCTCGTCAGGGCCGTTTTCAAGCGCGAGCGATCTCGATCGTGGAAACGCGAATTTCCACGTTGACTCGCCATGGCGAGCTATGAGACCGTCCGCTTGTTAGGAGACGGAAGCGGTCTCTATCGATTTCAAAGAGCCTCGGGGTTGGCGCCTCGGGGCTCTTTCTCGTTCACGGTTTTATTCGGCCATCGTCCTCGCATCTTCGCGCGACTCGTGAGTCGCGCGACATGGCATCACGCCCGCGGCGCGACAGAACGTCAAGCTACGTCAGAACGGTCACGATCAGCCCGTGACGCCTGTCACCCGTGCACCCGGTAACCAAGCGTTAACCATGTTGCGTCTTCATGCACGGGTGCATGCCCGGACGGACTGCGCCCGGCTATGCCCCTGCACGAGGGTTGGATAGTTTCCCGGCGATTGATCACCTGGCGATGCGCCCGGCTATCCACCCGGATGACGGCCCCGCATTCCAGGGTAGCCATGTCGGCGGACCGGTGGCTTACGTACGCAGACGCGGCAGCCCTGCTCGGGATGACGGTCGACAGTCTTCGACACCGGGCGCGCCGCGACCACTGGGGCAAGCGCATCTCGAACGAGGGTAAAGCCTTGGTGCTGGTGCCGCTTGATGCGGTCCGCATTCCGGCTGGCGGTGCTCCAGGCGAGACGGCCGGTGATCCACCCGCATCCCGGCCGGCGACGCGCCCGGAGCCCGACCTTGTAGCCGTCTACGTGGCCCGCATCGCGGAACTGGAGCGGAGGATTGCGGATCTCCGCACCGATCTCGACGGAGCCCGCCAGGAGCGAGACCGCGAGCGCGACGAACGGCATGCCGAGCGCGATCGCGCCGATCGGATCACGGCGGACTTGGCCGAGATCGCTAGGCAGTTCGCCGCTGCTACGTTAACGGCTGCCGCCGAGGGCAGGGCGCGAGAGACGGTGCTGGAGGCCAAGCTCGATGCCGCCCGTGCCGAGATGGCTGCGCTCAGAAACCGGCCGTGGTGGGCTCGCCTAGCGCAATTGGCACGGGGGTAAACTGGGGCTCGCCGGCCGTCATCCTTCGCCCGTCTCGAGCTTGTCGAAGTCATAGCCGTACGAGGCCAGCACCAAGCGGATGCCCTCGATATAGAGGTCGTGCGGTTTGCAGTCCTGGGCCGCGGCGATCTCACGGAGCTTCTTCAAGACGCGCGGATGGGCGTAGAGAGAGACGTGCGGCTTCTCGATCCTCTGCCGGATCTTAAGCCCTTCAGCCGTCACGTTCCCACGCTGTCGCGTTGTCACGTTACCACGTGGTGGCGTTGAACTCGGCTGCGAGAGTGATGTTCGTGGCGAGGTCTCGGTGACTGGTGCCGCTTTGGTTCCATCGTTTTCACGTGATGGGATCGTCGCATCATCACGTTGTAGCGTTGTCACGTGATCAGGTGGTTGCGTGGCGGCGATGCCTGCGAGCTGGTCCGCGATCGAGGGGCGGGGTGTCTTAGCCATCGGAAACCTCGACGAGGCGGGCCTTCAGCCAGGCCCATAGGAGACGGATCTCGGTGGCAGCCTTGCCCTTGGGGGCGATCTCCGTCACCCCCAGGCCGGCCGTCATGCTGTCGAGGAAGTCGGCGCGCAGCGCGACCATACAGGGCGCCAGGGTGCCCGATCGGACAAGTGCGGTGGCAGCGTCGAGCGTCCGTCCCTGGCTCGACGACAGGCATTGGTTCAACACGAGACCGAATGTCTTTCGGAGCGTCTGCAGTTGCTCGACGGTAGGCCGCGCCGCTTCGACATCGAGGATGGACGGTTTCACCGGCACGAGCACGAAGTCGGCATCCTGCAGCGCAAGGGCGACACCGGCCCCGAAGAACCCCGGCGTATCGACGATGACCAGACTCGTGTCGCCAGCCTTCCGCAGCCCGCTGATCACCGAACGGACCTGTGAGGGCTCGACCGTCTCGACCCTCACGCTTTGCGCCTGCCGGCGCTTACCCCAGGCCGAGAGGGACTTCTGCGGATCGGTGTCGATCGCCACCACCGTCTCGCCGTCCTCGGCCGCTGCGACCGCCGTGGACACGGCAAGGCTCGTCTTGCCCGAGCCCCCTTTCTGGCTGGCAAATGTCAGGATCCGCACGACGCCTCCACTACCGCCCGACCACGTGATCACGTGGCACATTCCTTGATGACGTGACCACGTGGTAGCGTTATAACGTGGCTTATGCAATCTAATGCTCCTTAGATTGCGTTCGGCCTCGTTGGAAGGTTTCGGCCCATGATCCGCACCAAGGGACGGCGACGCCTCGCTTGCTACCACGAGGCCGGCCACGCGCTCGCTCGGTGGTGGATGGGCTTTCACACCGAGAACGTCGTGGTGCTGACCGTGGAGCAGGTGAGGGCAGGGGTGACCGTCCTCGATCGGCGGGACCGCGAGCCGGCCCAGCAGGAGCAAGCGACATGATCCCGACAGACGATTGCCGCCTCGTCTCCACTTGGGCCGCATCCCAGCAGTCCCCCCGCACCCGCACGGCCTATGCCTATGAAGGCACCCGCCTGCTGTCCCGCCTCGGCAAGCCGCTCGCCGACGCCACGGTGGCGGACGTGCAGAACTACATCGCGGGGCTCGGCAACTTGGCGCCGGCGACGATCGGGCTCGCGGTCTCGGCCGTGAAGTCGCTCTATGCCTTCGGGATCGGGACAGGGGCGCTCGCAGTCGACCCGTCGAAGACCTTGCAGGCGCCTCCGGTCAAGAACGTGCTGGCGGAGCGTATCCTCGAGGAGGCCGACGTCCGGCGTCTGATCGACGGCGAGCAGGATCCGCGCAACAGGGCTCTCCTCGCGCTGTTTTACGGCGCCGGGTTTCGCCGGGCGGAGCTGTGCGGCCTCGCCTGGCACGATATCGCGACGCGCGGAGCTGACCGGGGACAGGCCACCGTGTTCGGGAAGGGCGGCAAGACGCGGACCGTGATGCTCTATGGCCAGGCCTGGACGATGCTGCAGGCGATCCGTGATGACGCCACGGCCGATGGGCCCGTGTTCCGATCGCGAAAGGGCGGGCATCTCGACCCGTCGGCCGTCCATCGGATTGTGAAGACCGCGGCCGCCCGGGCTGGGCTACCCAATGGCGTCTCGCCGCATTGGCTCAGGCATTCCCACGCAAGCCACAGCCTTGATCGAGGCGCGCCGCTGTCGCTGGTCCAGCAGGGGCTCGGGCACGCCTCGGTCGCTACGACGTCGAAGTACCTGCACGCCCGACCGAGCGACGGGGCAGGGCGGTTCCTGCCGATCTAGTCCTTCGGCGCTGCGTAGCGATCGCACGTCGGAGTCAACGCGCTGCTGATGGCGGTGCTGTCCATTAGACCTTCCGGAAGCTCGACCTTGCTCCCGTCGATCGCCTCCGTTTGGTTCCCACCTGGAAGCTGCCAGTCCTTGCCGAGCTTGAATTTCGCCACGACGTCGCTCGTAGCGGCCGCGTCAACCTCGTCAGGATCGGTCATCCCTTGATCCTGATGGTACTGTGATCGCTGGTCGTAGAACTCACTCTGGGCGACCTCGTCCAGGGTCTGGACGCGCTTCGCCACTTCCACATCGAACGTAGACGAAAACACCCGCTTGTTCGGATCGTAATCGGCAGCGGCGATCCGGTTCACATCGAGCCAGGTGCCTGGATGATTGAGTTGGTCCGATAGATCGTCCCGAAGCACCAGCACCCTGACCATGTCCAGGCGGCAGACGCCGAGATAAGCTCGCGCCAGAAAGGCCGCGGTAGACCGCAGACCGTTCACATCACCAGGATGAGCGAAGACCGTCACCGTTCGCGCCTCGATGCCGTCTTTCAGACGCTGGTGGAAGACCTCGTTCAAAGTCACATCCACCAGCTTGCCGCCGGAAGCGACGTGGAGCGGCAGCGGTTTCCCTAGGGAAGCGGGGGGCGGCTCCGGCGCAGAAGGTGTGCTGGCGATCACGTCAGCAACCTCACGAAGTCGAGACCCTATCGCCGGCAACTTGGCGTCCGTCTCGCAGCGGCGAGCGCTGCCGACGTAATCGCGCACCTCCTGGGCGATCTTGGGATCGTAGAGGCTCGACGCGTCAGAGCGATCGGCGGCCAGCCACCTGAACTGAAGGACCGCCTGCCGACACTCCGATACCGCGTCCATCTCGGCATAGTGCGAGGTCAGGAGACGCACTCGCATATCTTGGGGCGGCATGAATGCGTCGATGTCGGGAAAGCGCGGCGCGTCCTCTGTTTCCCCCTTCGTGATATCGGCTTCGTGCGCGCGCGCCTTCTGAAACGCACTGAGAACCGAGCGCTGCCAGAGCGTGAAGGCCCGGTCGTCGGCTGGTGCTGGGGCCTCGGCGGCCGCGCAGGCCGGTGCGGCGGCGAGCAGGGCAACGGTGATAGCGAAGAGAAAGCGCATTCTACCCATTCTGTACGTCGTCGGCGCACGATAGTGCGGATGGCCCGCTGTCTTCTCCCCACGCGTGCCGGCCCAGAACTCCGATGCATAGCGACCGAAAACGCCGGCGGTCTCGCGAGGATCGTAAACCGTGGCGAGCGCAAGCCCCATCAGGAGACGGATGAGTTCGCTCATGTCCTGGTAGAAGGTCTCGATTTCCTCGTCTGTCAGAGACGCCCTGTCGATCGCACCCGCACGAACTGCTCGATGGGCAATCACGGCGTTCCGCAAGGCTTGCAACCCGTCGTGAACTCCTCGGCTCGGCCCGTTCTTGAGATACTTGTCGAGCAGGACGAGCGCGTCGGTGGCCTTCTTGGTGAGTTCCGTCTCGATGGCATCGGCAAGTTCTGGCGGCCATCCTTCTCGAGATGTGCTCCTGGCGGCTAGGCCGCGAATGACAGAAGGGTTCCGGATATATTCGGCTACCCGATCCATTCGGACTGCGCGGTTGTCAGAGTCCCACAGCTTCGTCAGAGCAAGGATCAGTTCGCGGCGTAAGGCGGTGCGAATGACGAGGAAAGCTTGGCCAGCATAGCAGTGGCTCATTCTTGCATGCAGATCGCCGTCGTAAGCGGTTGGCCTCCAAGTCTCGTGAAATGAGACAGCTAGATCGAACTCCTTCTGAGCGGCTTCCACATTTGCACGAAGGCTTTCGATCTGTTGGCTGACATTCATGGTCGCGGGCCGTCGGACGTTATGGTGTGGCTGTAGGCGACGATGTAGTGATCCTCGTCGGTTCGTCGCCGATCTCGGCGGCCATGAGGGCTTCCAGCATCGGATCAGACGGCAGGGCTGGTGGCCCAGGCACCATGAGATCAAGATCTGTCCCGCTGATCGTGCCTAGCCTGTACAGTTCGGCCGCGACCCGCTCAATATCCGCTCGATGTCGGAGCACGAGACGGCGCGTGGCGCGGCGCATCCTAACGAGACGGTCTGTGTCGCCGGCAGGGTCGCCGGGATGGCTCTCCATCACTCGCTCGATCTCGCGTCGGTCCTCGCCGTCGCCGGTCATGTCGTCGACCACCTGCATCTGTCCAAGGATCGCAATCTCGGCCTCGGCGCCGGCCATGAGCATCATGACGCGCGCGCGGACCACGGACCCGAACTCGCGATGGTGGCGGCCCTCGCGCCACCAGCGATCAAGCGTGGCGTAGGGTTCCCCCACCAGCGAGTGGCCTGCCGAGTCATTGTCCTGCACGGCGGTGGTCTGCCCCATATGCAGACCGAGCTTACGGCCGATCACGGCGTGGCCGGCCTCATGCACGGCGGTGTGCCGGGGATCATTGACAACGTCGGCATGGGCCTCGGGCGCGGGACCAGCCCATGCACTGAGAAGATCAAGCACGTCGGCACTATGGGGGGCGGCGGGCGCGGCGCGGTCGGTAGAGGAGGAGCCGTTCACGCTTAGAGCTTCCGCCTGTTCCCAAGGTGCTCTTCAACAGCAACGCCGATCGCACGATGCGCGCGCGTCAGCCGCTCGAAGCGCCATTGGATCGCTGCAGATTCGTGGAAGGCTTCTTCTCGGTTCCAACCGTGGCACAGCCAAGCGTTCTCGCCCCGCTGTTCCTCGACATCGTGCCGGATTGCCAGCATCTCGGCGTGGGCGGCCGAGCCTTCCGGGAAGTGCGCCTCTGTCACGAAAGGCAGGCTCATGTCGTCGAGGAAGCGCCGCACAATCGCGCCGTGAACCTCACCGGCTTGCCGTTCGCGCTCCACCTCCGCCGCCATATACGGCGCCACGTGGGCCATCCCATAGACCATCAGCGTTTTTACTGCATCGCCCTGGCTCCCGTAGGTCGAACGCAGGCTAAGCCCGTCCTCATCGAAGCCGATCGTTCCGACTTCCATCAGAGCGGACACAGCATCTTTCACGCTCGACGGCACGTCCCGCACATGGAGAGCGGGAAGCTTTTCTTTCTCCGGTCCCTTCGGTCGCCCGACCGGCCGGCCTGATCCACCGCCGCCAGCCGCCATCAACTCATCCATGAAACTGCTCGCATCCATCGCATAGCCTCCCGGTAGAGAGTTGCACGATAGCGAGTTAATTTGATGATAGCAATATACTGTTTTGATACCAATTAAGTGGGATCGGCCTTCTTCAGCCGCACGCCGGCACCCTGGCCGTTCTCGTCGATCACAATTACGCCAGCATCCTCCAGCGCTCGGCGTATCGCCGCGAGATTGTTGACTGAAGGCGAAGCCCGACCCTTCTCGAAATTGCGAATGGTGCTTTCGCTCAGGTTGCATCGCTCCGCCAGATCGGTTTGCGACCAATCGAGCAACGCTCGTGCCGCCCTGGATTGCGCCGCCGTAATCACCCTGGCCTCACATTCTCACGCTAGGCGTGATTTCTTCACGGATAACGATTGACAGAAGGCCCGTCTCACGCTTACCGTCAGATTGTAACGGCAAACGTGAAACCACACAATGACCTTCAGCTTATTACCCCCCGCCGCGCGGTCGTCCCACACCTCGCCCCGTCCCCACCTGCTCCTCGCCGGCGGCCGTTACGATGGCCGCGCCATCATGGCCCTAGCCCACGACCTGGCGCGCGACGACGTCGCCCGGGCGGCGAGCTTCGGGCAGGCTCGGCGCTACAGGGTCGCCCTGCGCGACGCCCTCCAGTCCGCATGGTCGACAGCCCAGACCCAGCGCTGGTGCGCTGCCCGCGATGCCGAACAGGCTGCGGCAACCATCCTCAACGATCAAACGGCGTTGCTCATCGCCGAGCTGCGCCACGATCGGATGTGCGCCTCGATGATCGACAGCCTCCCCCGTCATCTTGCCGCGGTCACCGCGGTGGACGCCCGCGCCGCTGCCCTGGGAGTCCGGCTGTGAGCCGCCGCACCTTCCTCGTCATGGACGGCATCGGCCTTGCCAAGCCCACGGCCGTCCGTGGGAAAACGCTGCGCTCGGCCCGTTGGTGGGCCCATCGCTGCCCCGGCCTCGGCCTCGCCTTGGTGCGCCTCAAAAGGTTGCCATCGTGACCCACCGCGCCCGCCTCGTCGCCGGCTTGGCACCTTGGGCCGAGTGCCGGCCGCAGTACCGCCTCCGGCTCGGCTCGGCCGTGCTGACCTTCGACGCCCTGAGCGATGAAGCGCTGGCCGACCTCCGGACCCGCATTGCCCGAGATGTCCGAGCCGAACGGCAGTGCCACCTGTCCCGCCGCGCCGCCTGACGCGGCCATGGAACCCACTCACCATCAACGGAGACTGAGAACATGCTGACGCGTGAACGGCAGAGCCATGTCCGCGAGCCCTTATTACCTCTCCCGGCGCCGCTGCCGGGCCTGCCCGCAGCGTTGTCGCGGCGCCGGGTGATCTTCGGTGCCGTAACCGCCACGGGGCTGCTGGCGGGCTCCGCAGCCCGCGGAGCAGGATTGCTGGCGTCCGGTTCCGTCCCGGCCGCGACCACCGCCTCGGCGCCGGCTGATGCTCGTCTCGTGGCGATCGCCGACGAGCTTGAGGCCGCCTTCCGCTGGGTAGCGGCTTACCCGTCGCTCGGCATGGACGACGACGAGGAGAGCCACCCCGAATATTACGCCATGATCGGGCGCTTCGGGCCGATCGAGGACGAGCTGGCGGCGACGCCGGCCGACACGATGGTGGGCATCCTGGCGAAGGCCCGGGCCATGCAGGTTCCGACCGTTCGGGACTGCGCTCATTTCGAGGTGAGCAACAGCTTGGCCGACGATCTCGTACGGCTGCACTCGACGGTGGTGCCGTCGTGATGCGCCGGGTCGAACTGGCGCGCGCCCTGAAGGCGTCCCGACACTGCGCCACAGCCATCCGCGACGAAGGCAGTGCGATGGCCGCCACCGAGCCCCTGACGGCTGCGGCGCTGCAGCGTCTTGCCGATGCGCTCGACGGGTTCCTGACCGCATGGGCCTTGCAGCTCGCCATCGACCCCACGGGGTCGGCCGATGCGAAGGGGAGGGCGGCATGAGCCTATCGACAACCCGCAACGAAGGGTTCCGCGCCTTGACGGTGTTCGACGCCGTCCCGGACGGGTGCCGAGACCTGCCGGTCCGCGACGACTGGAACGCCCCACACCTCCGAGACGGCGAGGTCGCGATCGTCGATCCCGGCGACTGCGATCTGCAGCACGGTGAACTCTACGCCGTCGCCTACAGCCGCGGCCCCGAGATCATGCAGGCCGTCTGGCGTACCGCTGGCAACGTGACAACGTGGTGGGCCATGAACCTGAACCGGCCTCGCAGTCGCGACGAGTTCGACGCTTGGCTGCACGCCGGCCGCATGATCCCGGCGGCCGATGGCCCCTACCGACCCGGCGGGCTCGAGGAGCGAATCCTCGGCCGGGTGGTCGGGATCCTTCAACCCCTCACATCGCAGGTGTCCAATGTCTGATCGTCGTTCGTTCTTACGCGGCCTCGCCACCCTGCCGCTCATCGGCGGCTCGGTGGCCATCCTGGGTAAGCCCACGCAAGCCGCGGTGCCGGTCACGATGGACTTGGTGCAGAGCTATCAGGCCTGGCTGCACTACGAGCACCGGATGCTGTCCTTCGAGATGGCCGGCTACGACGTCCGGTTGGCCAAGGGCATCGAGGGTTGCACCCACATGAACAACCCCGGCGCCGACTATCACTTCAGGCAGCCGTACACCGGCCGTCCGCTCGCGGGCTGGCCCGACGCTCCGCAACCCTCGACCCGCGCGGCCGTGGTGCTCAGCGCTGTCGGGTGCCCGCTGGTGGGAGGGTAGGCCCATGCATGACCGTCGCTCCTTCCTGCAAGGCTCCCACTCATCGGTGACGGAGCGGCGCTCGCCGGCACGGCCGATCCCTTTCCCGGCTACCATGCCGAGATCCTACGGCTTCATGTCGCGATCGACGCCGATGGGCGTGAAGAGGACAAGGAACGGATGATGGACCGCTGGGCCGAGATCGACGGCCTCGCCCTGTCGACGCGGCCCACGACGCTGCCCGGTGCCATCGCCTGCCTGGAATACGCCCGAAGGGAGCACGTGCAGTTCACCATGCTGGACAACGAGGCGGGAGGTGACACGAGTGACCGGCTGATCCTGTCCCTTCTCGACGGCGCGCTCGGCGCGCTGCGCGAGACGGTAGCGGGAGGGCGGGCGTGACGGCCTCTGAGGCGGCTCTGCCGGCCTTTGATGCGGCGGGCTACGTCCAGGCGTTCCGGTCGGCAGGCTACGCCGTGACATACCTGCCGCCGGGCCGGGATGGTCGCGCCGCTTTCTGCCTCGGTCACGGCTCGCGAACCGGCTTCGGTCAGGACATCGTCGACCTCGGCAATCGGTGGGAACCGGAATGGCGTCGGCATCCCGACGCGGTCGATCGTGTTGCCGAGTTCCTGGCGGCGGAGACGATCGGCCATGCGTGAGCGGGACGTCCACATGTTGCCCGCCCGGGCGCTGTTCGCCGTCAGGTCGGCGGCCTTGGAAATCCGGCTGGCGTGCGCTGGCGCGGGGCGAGGTCGTGACCGGCCGAAAGGCCGAGAGCTATCGTAGTGATATGACCTTCGCCTTTCGGCGCTGCGTCGGGGCAGGCACATGCGGCTCGGCCGGCGCGGCATGGTCACAGGAGCGGACGACAATGCCTTCTGGGCACGATCCCGATCGCGATAGCGACGGCACCGATCCGAAACCGGAGGCCGAGGCCTCCGAGCCGCTCATCCGCACGCCCTATACCGGCCCGCTCCCCGGAATTCCCAAGGGCTTCGATTACGACGCCGCCCTGAAGCATTTAATTCCGCCTTGGTCGGACAATGTCGAGGTCAGCAAGATGCTGGGCCTCCTTAACTCTTCCAGGATAGCGGGCATTCCCGGCTTGGAGCGGCCAGCCGAGATCCCAGGCCTGAACTTCGTCGGCATGAGCAAGATCTTGGAAGCCGCGCGCCCTGATGGCACGTGGTTGATCGACACTATCCTGCGCAGCGTCGATACAGCCATCGCAGCACCGCACGCCAAGGCCGACGATGTCGAGACTTTGAAGGATTATCGACGAGAGCTGACCGAGTTCTGCGCGATGCTCGACGACAAGGATCGCGCACGCGGTCGGGATGCAGTGAAGCAGTACTTCCTGGCCGCCCTTGAGATCGGGTTCCTACTTGGAGCGGTGTCGGGAGAGACGGGCGCGGTTCCGGAGATCATCAAGCGCCGGCAGTCCGACGCGGGGAAGAAGAGCGTACAGGTACGACACACGGCAGCCGAGAGGTGGAAGCAGTACGCCGTCACGCGCGCAATAGATATAAAGGCCCGGCATCCGAGAATGTCCGGCAAGGCCATCGCCGAAAACATCGTTAGGAGTTGGAACTACGAAGGCCAAGCAGCCCCTCGGGCACCAACGGTGCGAATCGCTATTGCACCATCCATAAAACGAGAGGTTTGCAAGTGAAATGTCTCGACCGTCCCCCGTGAAAAAGCGTCATCGAACCGGTTCGATGTCAACTTTGGGCTTCCGGCTTGTAGACGCGTCAGGAATCCCGTGAATATTAGGAACCCTCACATGCCTAGCACAACCTAGGCGAACAGAGGGCGACCCCATGAACCAGCTCGACCCAGATACCCGCCTCACCCGCGATGCGGTCGCGGCTGCGTTGACGTCGGCCGGCTACTTCATTTCGCCGGCGACGCTGGCCTCGATGGGCCATCGCGGCGGCGGCCCCGAATACGATCTGTTCAACGGCAGGGCGGCCTATCGATGGGGCTCCTCGCTCGAATGGGCCAAGGGCCGGGTGCGACCCGGTGGCCGCGGCGGGTCGCAGCAGCGCGAGAACGCCGGTGAGTCCGATCAGGCGGCTGCCTGAAAACACGAAAGCCGCGACGCTGCGCGCCACGGCCCTCGGCTCATTTCAGTCCTCGCACGCCTGAGATAGCGTTTTGGGTTCCACCTGGCAAGCGACGTCGCTCTCAAAAGAGAGACGACATGCTGACTATCTACCGCCCTCAAAGCTACGTTGTTCCTTCAACTTCCGACTTCCGTCTCGCCGTCCTCGGCCGACGTTTCCAGGCCTCTCGCGCCGTCGCCACCGCCCTGAGTGAAATGGCGTTCGGCCGACCTCGCCGCGATGACACCGCCCTGCTTGCGGGCTGCGTCAGCTCCCGAATTGCCGAAGCTGCTGAGGCGCAATCATGAGCGCCGATATTGTGACGCTTCCCACACCTCTTCCGATCGCCCGAATCGAGAATACTGATCAGGGTTGGCGGATCACGACGCGCAGCCCGTCCGTCCGGCGTCATTACGACTTCGCCAGCGAGGGCGAGGCGGCCGAGTTCGCGATCGTCCTGCGCGACGAAGGTAAGTGGCCCCTGCGGTTCAGCCCTGGTGCTGATGCCGTGCGGGCGATCGTCGACGGTCTGACCGATGGGGACGCCCCGTGAATCCCCGGCATCACACGGCGGCGGCGGTCGAGATCATTGAGGTGCTCGCCACCATCCCGACCACACGTCGGAAAGGACTTCGGGTTGCGCTCGTCCGGCAGGACGGAGTGGAGATGGTCGAGGTCCGCCATATCGCCTTGGCTCCGGACTGGCGCGAGACTCCTGGCGATCACCGGACGACGATCCGTTCCGAGGCTGTCGGCCGCGTCGTGGCCGCGTTGGCGGCGGCCGGCGCGAAGCTCGGAGGGGTGGGCCGATGATGACGGCCATCCCCGACGCCATCCTGCCACGTATCGGGCAGCTCGTAAGACTGCTCGGCTCGAACCACGACGGAGAGGCGCTCGGCGCCGCCCGCGCGATCAACCGCGTGCTCGGCGGCGCCGGTCTGGTCCTTGACGACTTAGCGCACCGGATAGAGCACGCACCGCAACCCGTCGTGCTCAATCGCGACGCGCCACCTTCGAAGCCGACCCGGCCGCGCAAGCGTCGCGGCCAGGGCCAGCCCGACTGGATCGAGATTGGCATGATCCAGCGTCGCGACATCATCGATGCCCTGCAAGATGGGATCGATGATGGCAGCTCGCCGCTGACGCCTTGGGAGGTCGAGTTCGCGGAGTCGATCGTCGCCAGCCTGCGAGGGACACGGCACCGCCTTTCGCATCGGCAGATGGAGATCGTCGAGCGGCTGATAGCGAAGATCGAGGCGGGCGGCCGATGAACGCATCAAGCCCCCACGAGAGCTACGCCCATGCCGCCCTCGACGGGGAGTGCCAGACACTCGCCTCGACGGCTCATGGTCGGAACGACCAGGTCAACCGATCCGGGTTCGCCTGCGGGCAGTTCATTCCGGGCGGTTTCCTCAATCGTGCCGAGGTCGAGAGCCGCCTGATGTCCGCCGCTGAGGCGTCCGGCATAGTGCGGAAGGATGGCGCAGCGGCAGTGCGGGCCACGCTGCGGTCCGGCATTGATAGCGGGATGCGCCAGCCGCGCGACATACCGGCTGGTGACGGCAGTTTCCGCGACAACTTCCACGTGGTCAGGCCGAAACCGTGTCTCTCGGACGTGCCGGTGCCGGACTGGACGGTGCCGGGCGGGGAGGGCAAGCCGAAGTTCACGAACCCCGGTAAGCCTGAACCCTACCGCTTCAACGACGAAGCGCGCCGGCATCTCTACATCCGAGACGGCGAGGCCGTTCGGGTCAAGGTGAAGCGGACGGACGGCAACTTTACGGATTGGTACAGGGTGCGGCGTCCGACCGACGGCGTGTCAGGATGGCAGGCCCGGAAGCCCGAGGGCTATGTGCCGGTGCCCTACGTCCCGCCCGGCGCCCGCAACCCGTTTGATCCCGAGCGGCGCGGTGAGCTTCTGGTCTGGGCCGAGGGGGAAAAGGACACAGAAGCGCTCCACGCGGCGTCGATACCCGCTTTTACGTTCGGGTCAGCATCCGACATTCCTGACGTGTCGGAGCTGCTGAGGGGGCACTTCGTTGTGGTCGCGGTCGACAACGACGAGGCTGGGCGCAAGAGCATCCCCAAGAAGGTCGGCGCCGCGCTCCAGGCGGGCGCGCGGCTGGTTAAGCTCGTTCAACTTCTCGACCTGCCGGAGGGCGGCGACGTCTCAGACTATTTTGAGCGCGGCGGGGATGCGGAAGGCTTCCTCGACCGGGCCGAGCGAATCGATCCGGAGACGTGGCGGGCGGATCTGGAACAGGGGCAAGCTGATGACGGATCCGGACCTGGGGCTGGGCAAGGTAATGGGTTCGGCGATGCGCGGGCCTCGGCCTCAGCGCCACCGGCTTACACCATCACGGCACGACCTTTTGTTTGGCGCGACCCGCGGGCATTTCCGCGTCGGCAGTGGCTCTACGGGCGGCATCTCGTCCGCAAGTTCATTTCCTGCACCGTGGCGCCGGGCGGCGTGGGCAAGTCGTCCCTGCAACTCGTCGAGGCCATTGCTATGGCGACGGGTCGACCTCTCCTCGGCATTCAGCCGACGGGACAGCTGCGAGTGTGGGTTCTGAACCTTGAGGATCCGCTTGAGGAAATCGAGCGCCGCGTGCTGGCGATCCTGCTACATTTCGACATTCACCCCGATGCGCTGGGCGGCCGGCTTTTCCTCAACTCGGGACGCGATACCAAGGTCGTTATCGCCTCGACGACGAAGGCGGGGACGGTGGTGGCAGTGCCGGTGGTCGAGGCTCTGAAAGCGGAGATCCGGGCAAAGCAGGCCGACCTGATCGTCATCGATCCTTTGGTGAAGGCGCATCAGGTCCCGGAGAATGATAACGGCGCCATCGACATGGTTTGCACGGCTCTCGCGAACATCGTGGACGAATGCGACTGCGCTTTCGATCTCATCCATCACGTTCGAAAGACCAACGGGGCAGAGGTCACGGTTGAAGACGGCCGCGGGGCGGTGTCGCTCTTGGCTGCGTGCCGATCGGCGCGGGCTCTGAATCGGATGTCGAAGGACGAAGCGGAGAAGGCCGGCATAGCCGAGCCGCGGTCCTTTTTCCGAGCCGAGAACGGCAAGGGCAATCTTGCACCCCCTGAGAAGGCGGAATGGTTCCAACTTCAATCCGTGCCGCTAGGCAACGGGACACCTGATATCCCGTTCGACGACGGCGATCAGGTTGCGGTGGCGACTTCATGGACGTGGCCGGACGCGTTCGAAGGCGTGAAGGTGGCGGACCTCCGCAAGGTCCAGCAGGAAATCGACAAGGGCGATTGGCGCGAGAACATCCAGACTCGTGATCGCTGGGTCGGGCGCGCCGTGGCGCGAGCCATGGGCCTCGATGCGGACAGTCCTGCCGACAGGACGAAGATCAAGGGTCTGCTCGCCGTCTGGATCAAGGCCGGGGCGCTCAAGACGGTCGACCGAGCGGATGCAAAGCGGGAAATCCGCACCTTCGTGGAGGTTGGAGAATGGGCAACCGACTGATGACGCACCGTGGTCAAGATCAAGCTGCCGCACCACGATTGAAGTGCGGCAATCCAAGTGCGGCAGGTGTGGCGCCGGACTGCCGCACCACCACCCCCTATTGGGGTGTGGGGGGTGCGGCGCGGCAAGGGATGGCACGGAAGTGGGGTGCGGCAACATCCAGCAGGAATTGGGCGGCCCCATGAGCGCCCGCATCGTCCTCGGCGTCGACATCGGCCGAAGCGGTGCGCTCGCGCTCGTGACGGGATCAGGCGACCTCGTCGACGTTGCCGATATGCCAGTGCTGGCCGATGGTCCGGCCGGTAGGCCAGCCGTCAACGCGCCGCTGCTGTCGATGCTGCTGCAGCAGTGGAACCCAACGGAAGCCTTCGTGGAATTCGTTGGTGCCAGGCCTGGCGAGGCACCCTCCGGGGCCTTCGCATTCGGGCGCAGCCGCGGCGTCGTGGAAGGCGTGCTCGGCGCCATGGGCGTGCCGGCACGGATGCTGACCCCGCCGACGTGGAAGCGCGAGGTCGGGATCAAGGCCGGGAAGGATGGCGCGAAGGATGCGGCTCGATCCGAGGCGATCCGGCGATGGCCGACTCGTGCAGACCTGTTCGCCGCCAAGGGCTCGGATGGGAAAGCCGAGGCCGCCTTGATCGCGGTCGCCGGCATGGCGCGGGAGGCGCAGGGACGATGACGGAAGACCGTGACACCCCGGTACACGGCCGACTTCGGTCGACGCTGGCCTACCTGGAGCGGGAAGCCGCCCGTCGCGCCAAGGGCGGTCACCCCGGCATGATCCGGCTCGACGCCGACGAACTCGACGCCATCGTGGCCGTGCTCCGCCGCGAGGTCGCTACCGCTCCATCGGAGGTCGCTGGTCAATGACGGCTCCCTTCGCCTTCTCCGGCATCGCCGAGAAGCTCGGCAAGCTCATTCCGCGTCTCGCGTCCGATCACGACGGCGAGATCACAGCCACCGTCGCGGCGATCGGTCGGACGCTCGCAACCGCTAGGCTCGACTGGCACGACTTGGCGCAGCGGGTGGCACAGCCGAGCTTCGACGACGTCATGGCGACGTCCGCACCGTCGCAACCATCTCGGCCGACATGGCCACCGCCGGCGTCGCCATCGAAGGCGCCTGCGGCATCACAGAAGCCAGGGCGCGAACCGGCGCACTGGCCGACATGGGCAACCCTGACCCGTTTCGAGCGCTTGGCGTGGATGGACGCCATCGTGGGCACGGCGGACCTGATGAATGCCAGGGAAGCCGAGGCTTTCGCGCAATTCCGCGAGGCCCACTACACCCTGCGGGACGGGTGGTCGCGCAAGGACACCAACAGCTTCAACCGCCAAGTCCGGACCTTGTGGGAGCGTGGGTGGCGCCCAGACCGGAAGGCGGCATGACGGAGTTTGCAGCGGGAAGGAGTGGGACGATGACGAAGCGTAGCGCCATGTCCAAGGTCGACGAAACACAGGCCGCGCCTCGCGTTCGTCGATCGCGCACCCACGCTGCTGCGCCAGCACCCGCTCCTCCGCCGGAGAAGGTCACGAACAGGACCCCGTCGCCGCCATCCGTCAAAGAAATCGGCGGGTCCGGCATCCTCATCTGGGACTTGGGGACGATCAATCGAGTTTCTATGACGTCCCCCAAGTTCCTGACCGATGGTGAGGACCACACGAAGCAGATGGCCGCCATCGCTCTGCGAGCCTTCAAGCCGACCGACACGATCGAGGGTATGATCGCTGCTCAAGCGGTCGCCCTGCACTACGCCAGCCTCGAATGCAGCCGGAGGGCCATGATCGAGGGTCAACCGAGTGACATCGCGGCTAGGCTTCGTCGCGACGCCGCGAACTCCGCTCGGGCCATGATCGACATGTGCGAGGCGCTTGATCGGCGCCGAGGCAAGGGCCCCCAGATCGTGCGGGTCGAGCGTGTCGTCGTGAACGAGGGTGGCCAAGCCGTGGTCGGGAACGTGACCGGCGGCGCGTCCCTCCCGTCATCGGTCCCGTCACCTCAGGCAATTGGGCAGGGGGCGAACCCCATATCGATGGTCGAGGGTGCCCCCATCATGACCCGCGAGGGGGAGGGGGTATAATTCTGGATCAATCGTCTGACCCCATGCATCAGAGGCGAGCCGCAACGCCGGCCACTCAAAACTACTCATGCGCCGAGGTCGCGCCCGAGTCGGTGCCAACCTGCGGGGCCCGGACCCGTGGCGGCACCTCCTGCAAGAATATGCCGATGCGGAATGGTCGATGTCGGATGCATGGCGGTGGATCGACTGGACCGAAGACGGCGGCCGGGCTCGCACGATGGCGTGCCGCCGTCACAGTCCACGGCGGTCGGTCCCGCGAGATGATGAAATTCCGCGCCCGGGTTCGCGAGCTGCGATCCGCTGCGCGCCGCACGATCGAGCTGGCGTAGGAGGAGTACCGCCTTGTCATGTCGGGCGTTTCCACCGAGGTTTCCACCTCCTACGCGTGTCTGCGCGAGGGCTATTGGTTTTCTTTGATTGTTTGAATTATGTGGCACCCAACGCGCGTGCGCGCGAGGCGCGAGTTCGGAGATCCACAGCCCACGTGCCCAGGCGCGACAGGGGTACGCCATGGTGGCGTATCCTTCGACTTCTACAAGGGGATCGTGGTCATAGCCCGGCCGAATGAACGGAAATGAATAGGTGCGAGGGATCCTGACGACCTCGACCCCGCCGGAGGCGGCTGCCTCGACCACTTCCCTCGTGTTGGTGCCTGTAACCCCGTCTGTAACCAAGCGGGCTGTAACCGGAGTGCAACCACCTCGGATCATCGGCCGCCGGCCGTCCTCGTCGACCTGTCCACCGAAGGGAGGGTCATGACGACCCTCCCTTTGACCAGCACGGGGCTGCGGTCTGTCGACCTCATCCTCAGTCGTAGTCCCACGCATCGGTGGACACGCCGAGCAGCAGGTCCCCGACGTTGATCCATGGGGTGCGGTGACCAGCGCCATACATGCGGTCCGCTACCCGTTCGAGGCGTCGACGGTGACGATCGAACCGGCGCAGTACCTCGGCCCCGTCTCGCGTGTGGCTTTCTTCAAGTTCGTCGATCGCGGCCTGGAAGACATGACAGCGTACTTGGCCTTCGAGGCCCTGCATGACGAACACGAGGCCGAACGCGTCGATGGCGGCGGGAAGGCTGGTGCTGGAGAGGCGCAAGACGGCAGGGCTCCGGAGGGCTCTCTGGTAGGCATCGCGATCACAGCATGCCGTCATACGGTGCGGGAGTCTCGCTCAGGGAACGTGCCCCCGCCGTCATAAGCCATGGTAATTTTACCATTGCCCGAAAAACGGCCTTGCGTTATGGTGTTTTTGCCAAAACTTGAGGAGCGTACTGATGCCAGCGCCACCAACCCGATCACCTGACCGTGAATTGGTTTGGCTTGGTCCTACGAAGCGGACCGTGCTCGGATTTCCCGACGAGGTCCGGCGAGAAGTCGGATATGCCCTCTACCGCGCTGAGCAGGGATCGAAGCACCCTTCAGCGAAACCGCTTACGGGCGAGAAGGCATTCAAGGGGGCGTCGGTCCTGGAGATCGTGGAAGACGACGAGGGCAACACCTATCGCGCGGTCTACACGGTCAGGTTTGCGGGGGCGATCTACATCCTGCACGCCTTTCAGAAGAAGTCGAAGAAGGGCATTTCGACCCCTCGCAAGGAGATCGAGACCATCAAGCTTCGATTGATCGAGGCGGCTCGGCACCACGAAGAGCATTTCGGAAAACGGGACACGGCCTGATCCGCGTCTCACCTAAACCTAGCCTCTCCCTCGAAAGGGAGAGGCGCGTACATCAGACAGGTTGAACCCCATGGCCTACTCACTCGATCACTTCGATGGCGCCTCTGCTCCTGCGGCCGCGCCTGCGAACACCGAGGACTCGGCTGTCTTTGGCAGCGGCAACGTCTTCGCCGACCTTGGCTTTGAGAACCCCGCCGAGGAACGGCTCAAGGCCGACCTCGTTATCGGCATCACCGATGTCATTGAGCGTCGCGAGCTGTCTCAGTCCTCGGCTGCCAAGCTTATGGGCGTCAGCCAGCCCGATGTGTCCAAGCTGCTGCGCGGCCGCACCGGCGGCTACTCGCTCGAACGGCTGCTTGCGTTCACGCGCGCGCTCGGCAGCGATGTCGAGATCACTGTTCGGCGATCAGAGCCGACGCATCCCGGCCGGCTGAACCTGCGCGTGCTTGAGAACATCTGACCGCATCACCCTCCCTGTTATGGCAAAGGAGCGCCGTCGGCTTAGGTCGGCGGCGTTTCCTTTTCAGGGACCGCGATGCGGCAAGCTACCGGCACGTCTGCTGCATGCCGAGGAGCCTGTTCACGAGATCGTTCAAGCCGCACCCGAGCCGATCTTCCGAGTTTGCCACGCCGATGTAGAACACGGTGCCGGTCAGCACGAGCACAGCCGTCACGAAGGCCGCGAGCGTTATCTCGTCGAACCTCAGCGCGACGTGGCTTCTGGCCGGACGGTTCCTCGGCTTGTCGTGGTCTGACATGGCTGTTGCCCAGCTCGGTCTCCAGATCACAGCATACTGGCATGACAATCGCGAAACCCATGGCCGACCGCATGTTGCTCGCCGAGGTGGTGCTGGCTACCCTACCTGCATGCGCCCCTATCTTGCTCTTGCTGCCACCCTGCTTTCCGCCTCTCCAGTCCTGGCCTCTGGCACCCTTGGATATGGCTCGCGTGCCGGCATGGAGGTGGATGTCGTGTCCATGTCCGGGCTCGATACGGCCCACGCCGTCATCAAGACTCGCCACACACGAGCTAACGCCATCGCCTTCTGTCGGGATTACGTCCAGAAGGTCACGCCTCAGTGTATCAACGAGGAATTGGCGGTGCGTCTCAACGACGAGGTCACTGCCGATTGCGTGGCGGGCACCTTCACGACGTTTTACGGCGACCGCTACCGCTTCGCCGGCCCTTCGAAGGACAAGGACGGATCGGCGAAATATAGGGTCATCGACCTATCGACCGGCGAAACCGCGGATGGATCGAGCGCCAGTGGTTACGGTACGAACATCGAGATCTACAAGGCTCTATGTCCACGACACGCACCCGGCGACATTTACTGATCCCCGGCCGGTGTCCTGTCCGCAGAGGTATACCCTAGCGAACGGTCCGAGCGTGGTCTGAAACCCTGTCCGTTAGGGTTGCAATTGCTTTTCGGACATGCTTTCTAACGGATACCACCACAGCGGACGGGATAACGGCCATGACGACGGTTCTCTACGCGCGGGTATCCACCGCCGAACAGACGATCGACCACCAGCGAACGCAGGCCGAGGCGGCCGGCTTCAAGATCGACGAGGTCGTAGCCGACGACGGAGTGTCTGGCGTATCGACGTTCCTCTCTGGCCGACCGCAGGGCCGTCGGCTGTTCGACATGCTGCGCGCCGGTGACACGCTCGTGGTCCGCTGGGTCGACCGGCTGGGCAGGAACTACGGCGACGTGACGGAGATAATCCGGCGGTTCATGCGCCGTGGCGTCGTGATCCGCACCGTGATCAACAACATGGTGTTCGACGGCGCCACGAAGGACCCCATGCAGATGGCGGTTCGCGACGCCCTGATCGCTTTCATGGCCGCCACCTCGCAGGCGCAGGCCGAGGCGACGAAGGAAGCGCAGCGCGCCGGCATAGACCACGCCAAGGCCCGGGACACCGCCTACCGGGGCCGGAAACCGACCTACACGGCTGCCACGCTGGCGCAGGTGTGCGACATGCTGTCGACCGGATCCAGCATCGCACAGATCGCCAAGGCCACCGGGCTGTCACGGCAGGCCATCTACCGGCTGCAGGCCAACCCGGTCGGCGCTGAGACGGCGCTCGCGTCGTGGACCTCGGCCGCGGCCTGATGAGCCTCTTCCGGCTGCCGGCCTACGCGGCGCCGGTCTTTTGATGGGCGTCTTGCCGGAGCACAGTCTCGTCGATCACCACCCTGTTGCGCGTGATCTCCGCGACGGTCCAGCCCTGCGTCGAGGCCCTCTCCATGACCTGAATGGCTTCGGCCGCACTTGACCTGCTGGCGACACTCGCGTCGCTGCCCTGGCTGCATTTCACGACGTAGTGGACCATCACGCCCTCCAACTCCGTATTGCACGCCCGGTGTAGCGCGAGGGAGATGCGTGAAGCTTGCGCCGTTGCTTCAAAGGCGGCATAATCTACCTGCCGACCATTGGTCGACTTGCCTATCGGGTCCCTCGGGATCGCAGGCCCCACCCCGCTTCTCGCGGACCAAGGCCTGACGTATGACCGATAGAGACCCCACCACCGCCAGCAAGCCGTCCCGCGATACCGTCGCTCAACAGCCTGCTATGGGTGGTCGCCGTACTATCCCGATCCGCATCGTCAGCCGCGCTGCCATTGAGGGCTTGGTCCGATCCTTCAACCGCGCGGTCGTCCACCCGGATGGCAAATAGGCGATGACCCCTCTCGCCGACGTCATCGCAGGCCTCAAGCGCAACGAACTCGCTCTCAAGTTCGCGCTGGAACGTGAGGTGCGCCTGGGCATGGAAGAAGCGGCCAAGCTCGCCAAGGGTTTCATCGGACAGGAGATGCCCGGCTGGGACCCGCTTAAGGAATCCACCCTCGCCGACAAGGAAAGGCAGGGCTACGAGACGCCCGCGCCGCTCAAGCGCACGGGCGAGCTACAGGACTCCTTGAAGGGCGAGGCCGAGTCGGTCCCGGGCGGCGTGCGGGGCATCGTCTCGAGTGACAACGAGACGGCTCTGTTTCACGAAATCGGCACGAGCCGCGAGCCCCCGCGGCCGTTCCTCGGCCCGGCCCTCATGTTGACCGAGCCGATCCTCGCGACCGCGCTGAACGAACTCGCCGTCCGACTCGTCACACCCGGAGCCCGTCCATGACTGAGGTTGTCAACACCGGCGCCGTCTTCAAACTACTCGACGAGTTCAGCAGCCCTTTGCGGAAGCTTGTGGCGGGCTTGGACGCGGCCGGCAAGAAAAGCACCGAGCTACAGGCCAAACTCGACAAGCTCGGCCTTGGTGGCGTCGTCGCCAAGATGCGTGGCGAGTGGTCCGAAATGGATCGCGACTCCAGCGCTGGCGTCGACAAGATCCTGAAAACCATGGGCCGGCTTGGACCTGAAACCGGGGCCATCTTCGGCGAGATGACGAAGGGCGCCAGGACCGCTCTCGAGGAAATCGGTACGTCCGCGACCGGCCTTTCGACCGAAGTCGTCGGCACGTTTGGCGTGCTGAAGTCGAAGGCGGTGGCGGAGTTGGGCGGTATCGGCGTCGCGACGCCCGAAGCATTCGCCTCCATCGACCTCGCGGCAACCGGGCTTTCGAGCGACGTCCTGACCAGGTTCGCGGGATTGAAGACCGGCGCCGTCGCGGAACTGCAGGGTATCAGCACGGCGGCGCCGGAGGCGCTCGGTGGAGTTCTGACGGCGACGGTGGCGATGCAGTCGGACGTTCTCGCCGAGATGCGCGCGACGGCGACGGGCGCGATCGAAGCCTTGCGGGGCATCGGCGCGGAGGCACCGGAACTGTTCCAGCCAATCGCCAGCGCGGCCACGGCCGCAGCCGAGGAAGCTATAGGCAGCATCGGCCGCATCAACGAAGCGATAAAGGCATCGGTCGCCGAGATGCGGGGGCTGAACACCGAGGCTGCAGCCGTAGCGGCTCGCTCGTCAGGCGGTGCCGCAGCGGCGGCGGCGGGAGCGGAAGCGGGTCTGCCTGGATCGAATAGGGTCGGCCGTGCGCGCCACGGTGGCCCGCACTTCGGCCGTGTCGGAACCGAGATCCCAGGCGGTCACGCATCCTTCGGTGGTGGTCCCGCCATGGCGGCGGCCGGTATCGTCGGCTACGGCGTCTATGAAGCCGCCGAGATGCGGGACGAGGTCAACCGGCTCATGATCACCGGGCAAGTCGATGCCGAGAAGTGGGGGGCCACGCGAGAGCAACTCGGCAAGCTGCTCATGGATTCCGCCTCTCTCACGGGGTTCAGCGTCAAGCATGTCGGCGAGGCGCTGTCCAAGTCCGAGCGCGCCATGTCGGGCCTGGACGTTCAGACCAAGATGAGCGTCACCAAGGAACTCATCCCCTATGCCGCAGCGGAAGCGAGGTTGAAGGAGACCTCCCTTGCCGAGTCGTTGCAGGCGATGGTTGGCCTCGCCCACATGACTGGTGTTTACGAACCTGACAAGATCAGGGATCTTGCCCGCAAGTTCAGCTACGTGTCGCTTTCGACGAACTCTTCACTTCCACAGTTCGAGAAGACGTTGTCCTATTCCATGCCGATCCTTCGGACGGGCATGGGAATGGATCCTGACACGATCATGGCTCTCACGGCCGTGAGCCAGAATGCCGGCATCACGAGCACGAAGAGCGGAACCTGGCTGCGGAGCTTCTTTCAGGGTTCCGAGCCGGAGGTCGGCGACGGCGAGCACGCGAAAAAGCATAACGCCGCGTTGCGCAAGATGGGCCTGCTCAATGGTCACAACATGCCGACTTGGAAGGTCATGGGTGCGGACGGCAAGACGGATTGGAACGCCAGCGTTGCCAAAGAGGGCGGGATTATCCAGCAGCACCTTGCTCACGTTCCTATAGATCAGCGCATGGGCGTCGTGAAAAACATTTGGGGCGAACGCGGCGGCGCCACGGCGACTATGTTGTCCATGAACACCTTCGTGGATCAGTTTGTAACGCTCGCCGGTAAGATCCAGAAGTTCAAGGGTGGCGCAGACGCCTTGGAAGAATATGCGAAGGACAACCCCCTGCAGAAAGGGCGTGAGGCGTGGCGTGACTTCCAGAACCTATTGATCGACATCGGCGACAAGGCCCTGCCGACCGTCAATTCGGCTCTCACGAACCTCGATATTGTCCTGAAGGCGCTCCCCGCGGATTGGGCGGCCACGAAGGCGATGTGGGGTGCTGCGGTGGACAATGCGAAGGCGGCCCTCACCGGCGACCGGCCGCCCATGACTGCGGCCGGCCGCGCGCTCCCGGATCTTGCAAACCAGGGGATGTCCGACTTCCTGCTCGGCCGCGTACCGGGCGTGACGTCCGGTTCGATTTGGGGAAGCATCTGGAACCAAATCAATCCGGTCGGCACCGCGCATGCCGAGGGTGCGATCCCCCATCCGGGCGGGCCTCTGCCCGGCCCCGACACGGGCGCCGTCACGGGGCAGACCGTTGAGTCACTGCATAAGGCGCTCGGCATACCACAGGGCATCGATATGTCCGGAGCCGTGCAGAAGGCGATGGACGGCCTCGGGCTGCTGCAAAAGCAGGAAGAACTGAACGTCTGGCAGTTCGGCCAACTGAACGACCGCACCGGCGTCCTGAAAGCGAGCTTCACGACGCTCGACACCGGCTCGACCGGCCTCAAAGGCACACTCGATATCCTGAATCAGACCGCGATGGGCGCGGCGCGCGCCTTGGCCGAAGTAGCTCTCGGCGGGGGCGCCGGCAGTGCGAGCGGGCTCGGAGGTGGCGCAGGTGTCGTCTCGGCTGCTTTCACGACCTGGGACGAGACCGGCGGCTCGGGATCCGGTGGTTCTGCGGTCAGGCGCGCTTACGCCGCGCAACATGGCGGGGAGTATGGCAGACCTCACGAAGCTATGGTCACCACGACCATGCCTTCGGTCGGTTCGGCAGCGCTGGCCAGCACCGAGACCGGCGGCTCGGGAGCGGGCAGCGCTGCTATCAAGCAAATCGATGCGGCGACGCGGGGTGTCAATCACGATGCCGCGGTCGCGGTGGCTCATCCCGCGAATGCCAACCTGCCCAGCACCGGGGCTGGCGCCTTCGTGCCACCCGTCGGCGATCACCTCACGGCCGGGATGAAGAACAACAACCTCGGCAACATCGGGTTCTTCGGGCAACATACGGCCGGACTCATTGGCCCGTCCAACGCCCGCGACGTCGATCACTCGATCGCCAAATTCGACACTCAGGAGAGTGGCATCCGGGCGGCGGCGGCGCTCGCGCTCGCCAAATACAGCAAGGGCCGGCACAACACCTGGGACATCATCGCGGCGGCGGGGGGCTGGACGCCCGGTGCGCTCGGGCCTGGCGCGTCGGTCAATGTTGCCCGAGCCATGGGCCTCGGCAACCGAGACGACGTCCACCTCAACGACCCGAACCAAATGGTCAAGTTCCTGCATGGGCTCGCCGTTCAGGAACACGGGCCGGCAGGTCGGTTCTACACCGAGGACAGGATCCGCGGGGCTCTGGGGCGGTCGAACAGCGCCACCGTATCGGCCGGGCGTCCCGCCGCCACCGTCTCGGCTCCTCCGCCCCGCAAGGTGAGCCCCGGCGTACCGGCGGGATCGATCCAGGCGATGAACATGCCGCCCGTGCATGTGCATCTCACCCACATGCTCGACGGCAAGGTCATCGCGAAGAACACCACGAAGCACCAGGTGGCCGACTCCAGGTTCCACAATTCCGTCGGAGGAAAGGACCCCTACGGCAACCACTCCCCGCCGGGGACCGACTTCGTGGATAGTGCATGAGCTACATCGACACGTTGAGCGGCAGCTCGGGTTCGTTCCGCGCGCCCCGCGTCTGGGTCCAGATCGGAGAGGCCAAGATCCGGGCCATCAAGGCGACGGTCACCCGGAAGGCGACCCGCCACGCCGACACGTTCTCGGCCGACCTGTCGATCACCGCGGCGGCGGCATATGGCTTCGACCTGCCGCAGTGGGCCGATTGGGATCCCGACCAGGACGTTGCGATCCTGATGGCGAGCCAAGCCGGCGGCGGCGACGAAACCACGATGATCACCGGCAAGGTGGACATCCCGACGATCGATGCCGACAACTACACGGTCACGATCACGGCCCGGGACAAGTCGGCCAGCCTTACACAGAAGCGTCGGGCTCAGCAGTTCAAGAATCAGAAGTCGTCCGACATCGTGCCGACGATCGCGCAGGACCACGGCCTCAACCCCGTGATCATGAGCACCGACGCCTTCGCCGGGAAGGCCTATACGGCCGACTTCGCCACGCTCGCGCTGAACCGTACCGATTTCGAGTTCCTGTCTCAACTCGCGGACCGCGAGGGGTTTCGGTGGTACGTCGAGGGCGACGATCTCGTCTTCGAACCGAAAGAGGCGGCGGGCGGCGCCGTCTGCCAAGCCTACTGGTATCCGCCGAGCGCCGACGCACCCGCGAGCGGCAACGTCACTGCCCTCAAGATGGGAAAGAACTCCGAGGCCGCGCGGCCCGTCAACGTCACGGCCAAGGGGTGGCACCACGGGAAGAAGAAGCTCTACAAGGCGACCTCTACCGCAAGAGGTAAGGGGCAGCCGCTTGAGTACACGCTCCACCACAACGGCAACGATCAAAGCCAGTTGGAGAAGAAGGCGAAGTCCCGCCGTGACGACATCATCCGCCACGAACTGAATGTCACCTGCACCATGCCCGGCGACCTCACGGTCGACCCCCATACGGCGTGGCAACTGCAGGGCACCGGGACGATCTATGATCAGACCTATGCGATCGACGAGGTTGAGTTCGTGATGGGCTGGGAGGAAGATTTCGACATGCATATCACGGCCCGGGGCGCGGGCGCGGGGCGCACCGATGACTGACGGCCTCATCGACCTCATCCGCCGCGAGGCGGCGATCGTCTCGTCCATGCGGCACTGGAAGGGCACCGTCGTGGTGACGGGCTACGACCCCAAAAAGCACGCGCTGAAGGGCATTCTCGTGCCGCACGAGGTCGAGACGACGTGGATCCCGATCGGCTCCGGCGCGATCGGCAGCGGCTTCGGCGACCTGATAGGCCCGAAGGTCGGGTCTCCCACGGAGTTGGACGGGGACCAGTTCAATGTCGAGTTCGACGCCGGCGATCCGAACACGTTGATCGCGACGCATCGTATCTTCAGCGACAAAGATGTTCCGCCTGCGGTCCAGTCCGGCGAGATGATGCGCCGTCACCAGCTCGGCCAGCAGCTTTTCTTCAATCAGGCCGGTGACGCCATCCTGAGTCGCGACGACGGATCGATGATGAAGCTGATGGCCAGCGGCGACACCGTCCACATGCCGGCTTCCGGCAAGATCGCCTACCACGGTGGGGATCCGGCGCACGGTGGCCAGTTCGACTTCGTGAAGACGGTCACAGGCGTGGCGAGCAACGTGAAGGCGAAGATCGGATGAACGACCACACCAACCGTGTCCACGATCTCGCGACCCGCATCACGAAGCTGATCGATCGCGAGGCCAGGCGGAAGCCACTCGACGCCGTGCAGGTCTGTGGGGCCTTGGGCCTCGCGGCTGCGGCCGTTGCGTCGACAACCGTGCCCGAGGGCCATCCTGAAGCCGACCACGTCTTGCTCGGCTCGCTCGGCTTCGGGTTTCAGCTGGTGCCGGCCATGCGCGCGGCGCTGCGTGGGCCGGTCAATTGAGGGTCGCGAGGGCATGAGAGGCAAAAGCGCGGTCACTTCGCTTCCATTCGGAGGTTGGCTCGGGGGGACGTCGGCCATGGTCATCCTGCTCCACACTCCAGTTTTCCGGGAATGACCTGCATGAACGCACGAGCCAGATTTAGCGCGATCAGCGACGCGGAAGCGGCGGGCTTCGTGTCGATCGCGATCCAGGTCTTGCGAAGATCACAAGTCTCGAAGGATCTGCCCTCGCAGGTGCTGAAAAACTGTTTCGGCCGTGTCGTCAAATCCAGGCCGCTTCAAGTTATCTAAAGCTGCCTTTATCTCTTCTCGAGTGATTATCTCCTTTGCTATTAACAATCGACTGATGGCAACAACTGCGCCCGAGATGGGGGCGGAAGCGTCGGCGATTTGCTTTGCCGATTACCTGCTCGGCGGCCTCATCCGTCATCGCTTTGCCCCTTGCGCGTCCCCAGCGGCACGCCTGCCGATACTCTCCGCAACCGGTTGTCGTGACAAGCCCGCTTCGCCGCGGTGCTTTCGCTCGCGTGGAAATGTCTCATGATCCTTTTCGAGCCGTCCCCGCCCGTGCGGGCGATGATCGCTGTGCGTCTCACTCAGCCGGTCCCGGAAGACGTCAGGCACCTCGTGCCGCTTTGGCGGGCCGTGGCCGAGAGCGACGTCGCCTTCGCGACCGTGCTTCAGGACGGCGGACGCTTCAGTTCGCCCCCTCCGGGTCCTCGCGGTGCTTGAGAACGCCGAGGCCAGTGAGCCAGTCCAGGCGAATCGCCTCCGGTCGGCTCTGGCTGGGCGGCGATCCACGCGCCCAGAGCAATGCGTCCGACGCTCAGCAAGGCGAACGCGAATTAGCGCGACAGCTTCAAGTCGACGCATTCGCCCATCGTGTCGGGCGCGATAGAGCGCATGGTGGTCAACTGCTGCTGACAACCCGTCTCCGTCATTGGATGCTGATTGACCGTCACTTTCCCGCTCGGGATCACCATCACGAGATACCATCCTGCCATATCCTCTCCAACCGCCATCGCAGGCGACACGAACAGCACGGCGGCGAGGGCAGCGAGAGACAAGCGCATGCCAGCGAGGCTAACGCCACCCCCCGTAGCCGTCCAGACCCATCGGTCACGAGGTCGGCGGCAGGACGGTCCACCACCCGATCCGAGCGCTATTGTGCCGCCCAAGAAAGGCTCTGGCAGCCGAGCCAGGATCGTGGCGGTCGCCATTATGCTGTCGACCGCTGCCTCTGCCGAGACCCGCACAGCGCAGTATGGCGCGCCGTTCTGCGCGACGCTGCCATCGTTCCGCGCCTTCCTCGCGGCGATCACGGCGCGGGACGAGGACGCGGCAGCCAAGCTCGACGGCTGCGTATGGTTCAAGGCGGGCGTGAAGGTCGAGGTGCTGAAGGACTATGCCGACTTCGGCGGCGGCTACCACGTCGTGCAGATCCGCAAGCGCGGGAACGGCGCCTTCGTGGATGGATACGTGCTGAGCAACGACCTTGAGGATGTACCCTAATCAGGGCTGCAGCTTCTGAACGGGTGGGACGTCTACATCACCCCACGGCCGCCACCGGCTCCACGATCGTCGGATCATCGTCGCCTTCACCCGTCCGGTTCACCCGCCGGTCCACGGTCCACTCCCGCAACGCGCTCTCCGCCGCCGGTCGCAGCACCTCCGGGCCGGCCTCGCCTGAAAGCCATGTCGCGAAATCGGCCTCGCGAAGCAGCACCGCCGATGTGGATGGGGTCGAGGCCCTCAGCGTGATGTACGGCGACAACGGCCCACTCGAGGCTGGGGTGCCAGCCGCAGAGTTCGAGGGCGTGGCGCCTTAGTCGTCTCGTAATGCAAAGTGGACGGTCGGTCACCATCCCGGCACACTCCGCCGATGACCTGCGCCCGCGTCACATTTTCGGCCGTCGTGCTGCTCGCCGCGACGTCATCGATCGCCACTTCTCAGCCCGTCATCTCCGACGATCTCCAGCAAGAGGCCATGACCTGCGTCGGCGAAGCCATGAAGTTCTGCCCGGACGTCTTGACCGCGGAGGATCATGGACTTGCCTGTATGACCGGCAAGCGCCAATCCTTCAGTCCCCGTTGTCGGGTCATCTACGACAAGGTCGCCCGCGTCCTTCATCAGCACGACCACGCAGAACCGCACCAGAGCCCAGATTAATCAGGGCCGCTCGCCGCGAGGTGGAGCGGCCTCTTCCGTTGTGTAGAGGATCAGGCTCGTCGTTGCGCCGCCAAATCTCTTCAGCGAGCAGCGTCGCGAAACTCACCCAGGCGACCAGGGGCACACCCGCGGCGGCGGCGACTTCGTCCTCT